CACCGCTGGTACACATCAGATCTCTAATTAGAGTCTAATATGTGAACAGCACATCCTCCTTGGGGGGGGTGAGGTCTTTTGACAAACAATCCTGGCATCCTTCGCTAGCCATGTTAGCGTTGCTAATCGTAAACCACCTCTGGTGTTACGTTTAAGATCGGTTCAGAGCTAAAAGAGGATTCTTTTCCTCCTCCTCTATAACCGCCTTTTTAGCTTCCACAGTTCCCTTCCTGAGTGTTCTCGATCCGAGAATATTAGGTTTTGTGGACTTCTGGTTACTTACCTTCACGCCCTCGTGAACTGTATGTGTACCAAAAGCTCGTTCTAGGTCACCCTTGTGTCTTGGTATTACCAAAACCGGTCTCTCATAGACTGGGGCACTATCGAGTAGATCAAAGCTAAAGAGGGGATCATCTAATTCCTCAACTGACAATTGCGCTTTTCTTAAACGCCTTGTCAATAGTTGAGATGTGATATCCACTCCTGTTCTGTTGTAGAAAAGGAACTCGTCCCTTATCTCTTCGAGGTGATCTTGCCTCGAGAACGTAAGTTTTTCTATAACGTCCTCTCTGTCTGACAGCCTTGCTACCGCTGCCGCTTGATAAACTTCACTAAGTTTATCTAGCATTCCTTCACTTGCACGAGTGTAGAATAGACCTGGTTTTTCAACCGTTATCACTAGTCCCCCCGTTTTCCTTAACAGGGTTCCGGCCGTCCGGGGTATGGATGTTAACATCTCCATATCAGCGGGCCGTGACTTACTAACGTGATTCAAACCTTCCTTCCAGAGTCGAGCATTGTGCTTTAATGCCTTCTTGTTCTCTGTTAAGGTTGTGTCATTCAATAGATCATCTAGTTGGATGTCGCTATCAAATATAAGGTTTATCATACTTAAGTTCAGTAACTTATCGTAGTTTTCAGCCATTTTAGTGCCCGGAGCAACCATTATTGCCTCCGGTAATCTGTCCTTTGCAAGGTTCCTTGTCTCCCATACGGCTGTTAATAGGCCACCAAATTGAGGTATCCATCTTATATGGCTTTTCTCATCTTTTGGGAACAATCTTTCACCCCAGTGTGTTCGAATATAGTTCGCTATCCTTAGATCTTTATCTGAAGGTTCACACAATTTTATCTTACCGTCCTTGACGTATTGATAACTGGGAAGCCCTAGTCCACCATACAATTCTGGTATGTACCAGGGGACCCTGCAAATATCCAGTAGGTTTTTATGAGTCGCTATGAAACGATTCATTACCACTGGCCTTGCCCAATCAGGGGCCATACGCACCAACTCCCGCGCCCTTGCGCCGATATTGGAAGCGGTAATCTCTTCATCATTCTCAGCACTGCGTTCCGTGCTCGAGCGTTTAAGTCCTTTAATAAGACCGTAATTGATGAATCTTACCCGTGTGTATGGACACAATCTCTGAACTATCTTCTGTTCGCCTTGGATCTGTAGGCTGTGTTTTGAATCTTTATCGTAAATAAAGTTCGTAGAGTTAATTTGCACAAACTCACGAGACCAGTAGGTCTTCCCAACACTCTCCTCCAATCCACCGTAGGCAGTAATGATACTCCAAATTTTGTATAAGTCTTTCTTCCCTCGTGCGGCTATGTCATCACCATTGATTAACATAGGACTCCTTTCTAGAGTCATTCTCCGCTTCTCACTTACTTCCATTGCCCATCGCACCAATGCGCTGTTTGCAATACAAAGTATTACGAATGAAGTTATACTTCCCATCGACTGTCCTCTCTCTTGTTGTTTCCCCTCTATTACATGGTCAATTAAGTTCCTAATGAGCAGTTCTGTCTCATCTTCGGTTAATCTTAAATTCCGTGCAACACGCCGACCTATTGTCTCCGATACCAGTGATAGCAACTTATCAGTTGCAGCTGCGTAATCACCTGAGAGAAATAGCTCGTCATCGCCAAGGTTCGCCCCTAGCGCGTTGAGAATCAACTCCTCCGTTACCGTTCTTCCAAGTAGTAAGAACGTCGGATGGTTTCTTAGGATATTATGGATATGTTTCCAAATACCTCTAAGAATATGATTAGTTAGTGCGGGTCCTTTTAGGATTCCCCTTACCTTGAGTGACTCAGGTAACATGACCGGCTTTGCCTTTCTAGGCTCTGCCAGTGCCATCTTCACTAATTCTTCATTGAGTACGGCACCTGCCGTCTCGAGAGCCGTCGAATCTACTTCACCGTCAACTTGTGTCAGGTACCCCCCGGGTTTCCTGAGCGTCCTCAGACGTGGGTTGTTGTGTATGGCCTTTAGAACAGCCGCCACACCACCCCCGTTTCGTTGAGAGAATTCTGCATTAGCCTTAGTACTTGGCCAATAGAGCTTGTTCCTCTCAGCTTGTGTGAGATCCACTTCTCCTATCGGAAGCAGTTCATCAACTGTCCTCTCTAGTTCTTCTTTGAGAGTTTCCGGTCTTAGATCGAAGTTAACAGGATTCCATACTAGAGGCTGTTGCCCCCAGCTCACACCAAAGCTTACAACCTTTTTAGGTTCTGGTTTTGTCGTAAGCTCCTTCACAAGTTTATCTTTCCCTTCCAGCAAGTATATATCGTCCGGACGGACCATACCCTTCTTGCTTTGCAGACCGGTTGTCATGAATGACCACCAGTTCGGTATATCTTTGACTCTCATAGTCCTGTAGTACCGATAGAACTGACCTCCTAACATTATGTTGGGTCTGTCTACTGTCTTAAAAGGTGCAGGTGGGATCATTTGATCTTTAACATTTGACGCGAAGAACGCCGCCAATTTGTATTTTACCACCTTCATCCAATCTCCTTTGAGTTCAAGGGCCAGGCACAACCAGTGCTCTCTTGCCCTCCTAACCGTCTGTAGTATGGCAGCCTCCTGCCGCGGACTCTTAGCTTTATCGAATCCATAGTCATACCACATGTCCACTAGGACATCTATGCAGGTTGATATTTTATCCTTGCATTCTGCCACCCTCAACTCTTTGAGGATCTGCATGTACTTTGCCTTCGCCACCTTCTCACCCAGAGTTTTCCACTCTGCGGTCACACTTGCTATCTCTTGATTGTAGAACTCTATCAATGTAGCCCTTTGTTTGTCAGTCGGATAAATTCCGACCAGTGACTCTAAGTCACTTCCCCCCCCTTCTTCAACGATTTTTAAAATCATTGGACGAGAATCATCTACGATGGGTTTAGCGCGGCTCACTGCGCTGGACGTTCTTTGCCTGCGACATCCTGACATTGAACTATTAG